CTATTATAGTTGCCACTATTCCAATGACCACTATTATAGTTGCCACTATTATAGTTGCCACTATTATAGTTGCCAGTGTTACCAAATCCCGTGTTGGCTTTTCCTACATTAATCATTTTCAAAACTTCTTCCCATGAAATTTCACGGACAATTTTGATTTTGTTAGTGCAGTGTTTCTTACCAGTTGCTTCTGTGTCAATTTCGCCAAGGGCTTCGATTTCGGCAATTTTGTTAAGCGGGTCAAAACAATAATAACTAAAGCAATCTTTTAGTTCTGTGCAAAAATGAAAGCCTTTTTCACAACAGGAGGGTATTACATCTTCT